AGAGACTCAAGGGACTGCAAGTCACCAAGGTACTCTTCTACATATGAACGTCCGAAGTTCTCTCCATCAACTCTACTGAATCTAAGAGGGATGTATGGGTTCTTATCAAGAGGGAAAGTTGTACCTGTCTCTGGAAGAACAACACCATTGATGTCCTGCTTCAACATCCACTTGTCACCACGCTTACAAAGGGCAGTGTACAAGCTAACGTTGCCTCCATCACCTACTCCAGAATCCTGTGGCTTCTGTATGGCTGCTTTAATATCCTCATCAAGGGCTTCGTAGTTGAGTGTTTCCTTGGTTGCTATCGTCAGAACATTATCCATAGGATCTCTTTCAATAACAAACCTATCCAACCTAAACACTCTCATGCCTCCGTTCTGGTCCAAGTAAAGCAAACAGTTTCCTGTAACAATGAGTTGTTTGAGTGCTTCGTGAATAACTACTCGATAACGCTCCTTGGCTATCTCATCCATAACAGCGTCTTCAACTTTACGTAGTGCTGAATCTATCTCACTCACTACCTCCTCTGGCGCACCTTCCTGTTGTAGCTTGTTGGTGTCTACCTGGAGTCTAAAGAAACTTATGTTGGGAGGAAGAAGTGCCAACAATAACTTGGACGCAAGGTTGTTGACACCTCTGGCCCCCACGCCTTGAAATGGGGTATTGAGTCGTGAGTGTGATCCAAATCCTTCATCAGGCAAGATGTAAGGTATTGTAAGTTTGGAACACTGTCTAGCTCTATCCAGGTAACTATGTCTTCTGCCTTCAAGAACTGAATAGATCTGCTCGGCTGTTTGGTTTTCGTAATTCATATAAAAAATTTTTAGTCAGGTTGTACGAGGGCTTCGGGTTCTTCGGGAGGATATGCCCAGTCACTAGGGAGATTCGTCAAGATCTCGTCTTCGTCTGTGAGGATGTCTTTATCAACCGCAACAACTGTTGAAGAGATTACTTCAAATGTTTCTGGGTCTGTTTCTGTTTCCGTTGTTGTTTTTAGTACAAGAGCAACTCTAGGGTTCTCCTCTTTACTCTCAACTATCCAACCCCACCAGTACCTACTTCCAGTACCATTCTGGCTGTAACTAAGTCCACGCATAGCTCCTGCCTGTTCACTGCGAATATGTGCTTGGTCTTCGTTGGCGTATATAATGTAAAATGGATCGGTCATAATGATGATAATTTTTTAGAAAATGTTATGGAAGTCATTTATGTGTTTTTCAATGGCTTCTCTATTGGCTGACTGGTTAGAGTCGAAGAAGATCCACTCGGAAAACTTACCTGTAAATCCATAAGCATCATGGGAGCCATTACTAGGACCACTGCCATACCAACCAACCTGTAATTTGTCCCAATCTGCTGTATCAGAGTCTTGATGATGAACCAACTTACGCCCGTTAAGTCCTGCCTGGATAGTATCTCTATTACCTGACCCATCAGCAGCTACCAAGGTTCCATTAGCATAAAGTTTAGCATCAGGCTCACCATAATCTCCCAATTTTACACCCCCTGTTATTCCATCTTGTGCAATCCAACCAAAATCAGAGTCAACTCCATAATTACTAGGATAAATGTATTTATCGTCTGAAGTGTCTGCTACAAACCAAGCATCAAGATGAGCAGCTTTTATTTGACCAAACAATTCAAGGTTGTGGCTAGTACCGCCTACTGTGTTTGTAAACTCCCAAGCAGGACTACTTCCAGATCTTACAAGCAACCCTGCATTATACAATAACGGCTGATGTGCTTGAGTAGCTTGAGTAGCATCTTCCCCACCTGTCTGGTTGTATAAAGTGACGATTGAAGCGTTTCCGTCTCTTGAGGAGCCTGTGGTCTTTTGGTAGGTCTTGAGTGAGTCGGTGTTTACTTGACCGCCAAAGAAATAAAAGTCTTGGTTAGACGCTGACCCAAGAAGTCTAAGTTGCAGTCCTCTTGTAGCTGTTGCATCAGACGTAAATACTGCTGAAAACCTTTGCCATTCAGTCGTTAGTGTAACAGAAGATCCTCCTATTCCACTTGATCCTTGATTCCTAAAATCTATTTGTACAGTTTCTCCTCCGTTCTGACCTTTCAAATAAACTGACAGCACATAAACTTGATTTTGAACCGCACTAAACTCTCTTGTAAAAAGCTGTCCACCAGTTGAAGTATCAGCATTAGAAAGAACTATTTTAGTAGCATCAGTGCCTCCAAAGGGATCAGTTTGTGAGCTAACAAGCGTTCGACTTGCTCCTCCAAAGCCAAATTTTATCCAGTTGTTCGTAATGTCTTCAGAATAATCTAACAAATTCTCACCGCCAACGAAGCTGTCCAAGTCGGATTCTACAAATTGAAGTCCATCGTTGGAAACTACGGGGGTGCTGATGTATTCGGAAGGGATTGGATCGAATTCTTTGATGCTTACGTTGTCTATTGATCCTACAAAAGCTGCTGTTGCTTCAAAATAAGCCGTACCTGTGTGCAATGCTGTGTAAGTGTATGTATGTGTTCCTACTCCTAATGCAGAAGTGAAAATATTTTGCGCTCCGTTGACCCAGAATTTTATATTTTCTCCATTAGTCGAAACTACATCAAATGTAAGAGTGTATTTTTTCCCTACAGTATGTACATTATATTGAATCAATCCTGAGTTAGTGCTTTGACTTCCGTCACTTGCAGCAACGCCATTAGCAATAGACCAACCAGTTCCCTTACTCCAATTTGTGTCAGTATCAAAGTCTCCATTAGTTACCTTCTCAGTTCCAGTGGACTCGTAAGTGACTGTTTCCTCAAGCATGGCTCCGAAGATGTAGATACCGCTTGTATTAGTTCCTTGGTAATCAGCGGTAGGAGAATTTGTTGGAGCAAAGTTTATTCTAAAAGTATCGTTAGCACTTCCTGTGTTAGTTATAGAGACTCTATACCATCCATCTCCTACATCAGTGATGCTTGGACTATTGTTTCCTGAATCAGAAATGACTGTCCCGTTTTCTAAATTGAATACCGACGATGAACCCTGTCTCCTTAACCAAATAGAACCATAGTCGGCTGCTTTAGCATAAACTGAAAAGGTATGTGAGCCTGTTCCTACAGTGGTTGATATGTCTAACCTGTGCTGTCCATTATTAGTGTCGGCTGCAAGACGTACAGCGTTGTTACCTCCAAACGGATCAACAATTTGTGAAGCATCTTGTATGCCTGAAAATATTTTTGTGTACGATGATTGACTAAAATCTTCAGAGTATAAAAGTAAATTCTGTGAAGTATTCCGAACAACCGAAGATTCACTCACTCGATTACTAGCATCAAACATAACCTGTGCCTCGGTGTTGTCGCTTGACCTTCTAATCCTTGCAGCGTACGGAGAAACGTTGCCGAGCTTACGAAGAGAAAAGGCTGCTACTGGTGCTTGCTTGATAGCTTTTTTAAGTGAAACATTATCAACTGTAAAAGACCAGTCTCCTGTTCCTGCATGTCTTTCAAATATAATTTCGTCTGAACCTGCTGTAGCTACAAAGGTAAATTCTATCTGCTGATCAGTTCCATCTAATGTCACTACCCCATTACTTAGTTTAAGCCCACCACTATTCCCAGCGTCATCTCGGCATCGCATGATTTTCCCTGACGTTCCGTTGACTGTAAAAGATACCTGATAAGTAGATCCTGTTTCGTAAGTAACTGGTTGGAAAGCAAAGACGTATCCTCCACCTGTAACAGTAAGCTTTAATTTACCATTTTCTAGCGACGAACCGCCTCCCGACCAGTCAACTATAGTATTTGGAGAACCATCTGTATCACTAAAGTCTCCATTAGTTAACAACTCAGTGTTACTCAAAGTAAGCTTAAACTTCTCAAGAAATAGCTCCTCAAGTTCTGCACCTGTTAGCGGTCTCGTTAGTTTCGCAGTAAGAGGCGTTGTCAACTTGGATGACGGCCTACTAGCTGAAGTACTGCTACTACTACTTGAAGAAGAAGAAGAGGAAGACGATGAATAACTCATTGAAAAATTTTATGATTAGTCGAGTGGTGAAATAGCGACGTAAAGATCGTCTGCTGCGTCTCCAGATCCTCCAGAAACAACAAGCTGTATCTCAGTCTGTGTTGATGTAAAGACACTTCCTCCTGGTGCTGTAAGTACTGCATCAGGTCCAATGGTTACAAACGCATCCCCTACTTTGTGTTGTAGAGTGAGTGTTCTACCAGAACCAAATGTACCACTTGCTAGGAAACAATAAGATCCTGCTTTGGTCTTGTTGACCGCTGGAGTGCTTGTTGCGTTAAGTGTTCCGTTACCATCACTGTCCAGCGTAGCGCTGTTTTTCAGGTTAATGTTAGTTATGTATGATGATGCCATAATAATAATATATCTCTTCTAATTTTTAATAGTTTACGTTTGCTCCGCTTCCTTCACTCGGAAGGCTAACTGAAGGTCTTCGGATTGTAAGGGAAGATGTGCCTCTTCTACGTGGATCTTTTTTCTTTTTCCTCTTGTCCTCTACCTCTTCAGCAACAGGTGTTGGTGGTGGTGGGGCCATTGGTGCTGGCTGGTTTACAATTTGAGGCGAAGGCATCCTAGGTCTTCCTATACACATAATTTAATCTCGGTTGTTTGTTAAAATATTTTCGTTTTGCTCTGCGTTTTTGGCTCGCAGAAAGTTTACAATGTTACGTTGTCCAAAGTAATAATCCATATCTCGCAGATTATCCTTTGGGCTAAATTCTTTTGGGGGGAACAACTCATCCAACTCATTCACTAACTCACTTGGTACAATTGGAAAAGGTTTGATAATATTATCCATGTTCTTTAGGCTCTCTTTATCTTCAGCTTTACTCTAGCTGCTTTTGTGTTAGCGACAAACTGTTTGCCCTTTGAGCCTTCTCTCTTCTTTTTCTGGGCTGTTGTTGCTCTTTGAGATTTTGACAACCTACGAGCTTTTGCAAGAGGTAGGCAACGATCTGGGTTCTTTTTGTTCTTGCTAGTTCCGCATGGGCCTTTGATGTTGCCGTCAGTTCCTATGCGTACCCACTTTTGTTTTCGCCAATTTGCTAACTCACCCATATATTCCTATTTCTTTTTCCTAATTTTTAATTTCTTTCTCTTGCTCCCTTTGGCGTAGTTTGGGTCTTTGCAGTACTTAGACGCTGCCATGTTAGCGTAAGCCGAAGGGTACTTATCAAACGTTCTCTTGGCCCAAGCTATTCCTTTAGGACATATTTTGTTTCCCATTTTTTTTCTTTTTCTTCTTCTTGAGGGCTGCAAAGTCAGCTTTAGTAATCTTGTTTTTCGGATTAGCTGCTGCTGCTATCTTGAGTTGGTTTCTTGTTAACTTCATTACTTGCCTACCTCCTTCATGGCTTTCTTATGTGCCTGAGTGAATGTCATTCCACCTAACATAGACTTACGCATGGAAGCGAGATGCTTTTTAGTATGGTGCTTTGCATGCCTCTTCATGGTTTTTTCCTGCCTAATACTTAAACTTTTCCTTGGTGTTTTCATTTCTTTGATTTCTTACCATATTTGGTAGGTTTCTTTTTCTTTGCCTTCTTAGTTATTGTAAGAGAATTTCTTTTTTTACCTGATGACGAATAATACATAATTTTTTTTTAAATCAACATTTCCACCTACGCAGGGCAAGAGCTTTTCTAGTAGGTCTTCCTTTTGAGTCCTTCATTGGACCCTTAACTCCTGACATTCTTGCACAAAAGCTACGCTTCCTTGCGCCTCCTCCTGGTTGTGGAGCCTTTAGATTGGAACCTGTTTTCCTGTTGTAGTAATCCCTACCTTTTTTAGTAAGACCACCCTTTTTGGATTTGTGTTCTTTTCTTAATGAAACCTTTTTTCGTGCCATACGATAGATGTTTATTTCTTCGTATACGAATACAAACCTAAATATCCCTTAATTTTTCAGGCAATTTACCTTCCTTAACCCACTCGTCAGTTTGATATAAACACATGGCATTCCAGATCACTGCACTAAGGTGATCTTCATCCTCAAATCCTTCCATGTATGCCCAAAGATGTCGATAGATCGCATCGATATACCTACTGAAAAACTGACCTTTCTCCCAGTTGCGCAACCCATACTTGGTGCTTCCCTGCTCAAATCTACGACTGATTGCACGTAGGACCACAGGAGGAAGGTGGCTAGGAAAACCTTTGCCTTTCATTGAATCCCTCACCGAACCTGTTTCAAACTCAGTGCGTTCTCCACTATCTGGCAGTTCATTTATTTTTTCGTTGGTGTCCATAGTCTTATTTCTCCTTCTTTTTCGTTATATTCACTAAGGCTTCTCAAGATGTATGAGAGCCTTGCATTTAATAAAGCTTCTTCTTCGTTCTGACCTTTTGATTCATAAGCATCCACAACAGTCCTCCAGGTTGCGCCATGCTTATCAAGAAGTTTCATTGCAGTCTTTGGGCCTATGCCAGAAGCACCAGAAAACCCATCAACACTGTCACCAGAAAGTGTTTGAACTAGGTGATTATAGTCGGCTTCTTCTTTTGTTGTGTAGTTGGTTTCTGCTTTTAAAAAATTAAACCACTCACAATTAAGAGTGCCGAAGTCCTTGTCTCCACTAACAGCAACCATGTTCTTTTTCCCACAACACATCATTCCAATAACATCATCAGCCTCAAGGTTGTGCTTGTGGTAACCATTACGTTTCTTGTAGCACCACTCCTTAACAGCCTTTATACCGAGAGGTTTTCTCTTACCTTTCCTGTTAGCTTTGTATTCTGGGAAGATGTCATAACGAAAGTTACGACTGTCAGAGAACACCATCTGGTAATCATCGGTATCTGTTTGTGTCTGGATGTAATCAATAGTCTCATCAACAATCGACTTCATCTCGTTCATGTCTGTCTGTAATGTCCATATGTCATCATCCCATTTGATCTCTTGTTCAGATGCAAAGGCACTTCTCCAGACAACCATGTCTCCATCTATCACTGCTGTTCTTTTTCTACTCATATAAATTTTTCTAAAATAATTAATTTATTCCATTTAGTTATTCCACAAGTTTTCCATCCTGCTTTTTTGAAACAATACCCTGCATTTTTAGATTTAACCTTTGACTTATTTACAAAAGTAAAAAGTCTAATTGGATGCTCCCATTTAATATTTGAGGCAAGTTCTGCTTCTAGAATTAATTCAGAACTTTTTAGTTTTGTTTCATTTCTAAAAACAGCACAATTAATTCCTTCTTGATTAGATATGTATTTACGCCAAACAAAAAGACCTCCCTCCATTACAAGAACCATTTTTTGTCCTGGGCCTACAAAAAGTTTTGGAGTTCTTCCGTCTTTATAAGCTCTATAACTGTAGTGTTTTTTAAATAAAGACCTAGCGTAAGTATCTCCATCTTTTGATAGATACCAGTTTTTTGTAATTTTTTGTAAACCAAAAGTAGGATTAAACATTTTAGTGTGTCTCTGCCCAGTTGTTACCAATCTTAAAGTCACCATCGATCGGACACTTGATGCCAAGAGTCTTACCTGCCTTTTCCATTGCAGCTACAAAAGTTCTTCCAAGATCCTTTGCGTGTTTCTCGTCGCATGAGAACTGAACCTCATCATGTACGTTTGCGTGCATCTCATATGGATGTTTAGCCATCAATGCAAACTCTATAAGACTCTGCTTCATTATGACAGCACCACAACTCTGTAACAGAAAGTTGAGTAGTGAGTGAGTTGACCTTGATCTAATCACCCTGCCATCGATGCCTGTAAGATGCCCATGTTTTTTTGCAGAAGCTTCAACATCACTAAGTAGTTTCTTGAACGCTGGCATCTTAGCCATGAAAGAATTTCTTAATCTCTTTCCTTGTAGTCTTCCTCCACCAACTGACTCACCCAACCTAGTATCACTAGCACCATATATGAGTGAGTAGATGAATGTCTTGGCCTGATCTCTTGTAGGCAAACCAGCAGCATTCTGATTAACTGTGTGAATGTCACCCTCTAGGATTTCTCTAACATACTTACCAGAGTCATAAGGAAACAGGTAATGTCCAAGACACCTGAGTTCCAATTGTGCGCTATCGCTGCCTACAAGAACCTTTCCTTCTGGAGCAGTGAACAACTCACGACACTCCTTTCCGTACTCCGAACGTACCGCAGGAATCTGTCCGAGGTTTGGAGCATTATGTGTACACCTTCCAGTAATAGTTCCAGCAGTGTTGACTGACCCATGAATCCTTCCTTCATCTGTAACAGCGTTCAACCAGGCGTGTCTTCCTTCCGCTAACATTCCAAGACGTTTCTGTAACAACAGGTACTCAAGAAGTTTAAGAGATTCCTTTGTGTCTATCTTTCTAAGCACTCCCTCATTAATCTCTGGTCGCTTGCCTTC